CAGTAGCTTATGCAGTCGACCGCAGAACACAAAAGCGCTATGTCATGGACGTTTACGTCATGAGCAGCCCCACACCTGCAGCGATTCGCTCTCTAATTCGAGAATGGACAGATGCTTACAAGCCTCATACTGTCATCGTTGAATCCAACGCATTTCAGCTTTTCCTAACCCAAGACGAGGAAATTAGAAACTTCCTCGCAACTCGCGGTATTGCATACCGCCCACACTACACAGGTAATAATAAACAAGACCCAGAGTTTGGTGTAGCTTCTCTGGCTCCGTTATTCGGAACCGTTACTAAACGTGATGGCAACAATAACAACTTAAAGCATGCTGCCGATAATATGATTGAGTTACCAGACTCTTCACGAAACGAACATGTAAAGAAACTAATAGAGCAATTGGTTGTTTGGCAACCAGGGGTTCAAGGTAAGAAACTTAAGATGGACGCTGTAATGGCGCTCTGGTTCTGTGAGATTGTAGCCCGTGATGTTTTGTTAACATCTTCAGGTATACCAAATTTCTTAAAGAATGAATTTACCCCACAAAAAGCAATAGAGGACAGATACATAATTAACTTAGATGATTTAGCTGCCTCCCAGCGAATAGCGAGATTGTGATAATGAGAGAACTTGTACAAGCATACGAGCAAATAAAGACTCGTAATTCCGAGCGCGATAAACGCATGCGCGAGGTTGCATTGGTCCGTTCTGGAAATGCCGACCAAGTATTTAGAGGATTGTTTCCTGAAGGAAACTGGTCCAAGCCTATCATTGCCAACCTCATTGATGTTGTTGCTCGTGATGTTTCTGAACAGGCAGGTGTACTACCTACCATAACAGCTGCTGGAGATTCATCTCTTGATGATAACCAGCGTACCAAATCTGATAAAAGAACTAAGATTGCTAACTACTATGTAGCAGCATCCAAACTTGGTATAGAGCTTCTGCGTGGCGCAGACCAGTTAGGAACTTACGGATTCTGCATACTTAGAGTAGAACCTAACTTCAAAGAAAAAAGACCACACATCCATGTCGAGAATTCCATGGGTGCATATTATGACGTAGATAGATTCGGAGAAGTATCTGTTTATTGTCGTGCTTACTATCGCAAAGCTGGTGACTTAGCAGCTAAGTTTCCAGAAGTAGCAGATAAGATTTTAATTAGCAGTGCATTTGGTAATCGTGCAGATTCAAACCAACTTATCGAAGTAGTTAGATGGACTGATAAGAAACGCACTGTAATGTTTATTCCAGAACGCGGAGGTCTTGTACTTGCCGAAACACCAAACAAAATCGGTAGAGTCCCGATTGCGATTGCTCAGCGTCCTTCGCTTGATGGCGAAACAAGAGGTGCATTCGACGATGTTCTGCCAGTGTACGCAGCGAAAGCCCGACTTGCGTTGCTCACTATGGAGGCTGTTCAAAAGTCTGTTGAAGCTCCTCTTGCTCTTCCCAATGATGTTACTCAGCTTTCCATTGGTCCTGATTCGGTCATTCGTTCGAACAGTCCTGAGAAAATACGTCGTGTAAACCTAGACGTACCGCAATTTGCATTTGCTGAAAACAATGTTTTAGCAGATGAAATGAGATTAGCAACCCGCTTCCCACAATCACGTGTTGGTCAAGCAGAAGGTTCTATCGTTACTGGTCAAGGTGTTAAAGCACTTATGGCTGGATTTGACTCACAGATTAAAGTTGTTCAGTCAATCCTTGGTGAAGCAATTGGCGAAGCAATATCCATTGCATTCGCTACAGATGAAACATACTTTACTGATGTTACTCGTGAAGTATCTGCAACAGCCAATGGCGTTCCATACAGATTAAAATACAAACCATCAAACGACATCAACGGAAACTATGGAGTAACAGTTGAATACGGTTTGATGGCAGGTCTTGACCCTAACCGTGCATTGGTATGGGGTCTACAAGCACGAGGCGACAAGCTAATCTCTCGCGGGATGCTACGTCGCAACTTACCGATTTCGCTCAATGCTGGAGAAGAAGAGCGAGCAATCGACATTGAAGAAATGCGTGATTCATTAAAAGCATCCATCTCACAACTTGCTCAAGCAATACCAATGATGGTAACGCAAGGACAAGACCCAATGTCAGTTGTTGAAAAAATGGCAACCGTTATTGATGAACGTAAAAGAGGCACACCGCTAGAAGATGCAGTTGCTAAAGCGTTTAAGCCAAAACCAGCACCACAAACACCTGAAGCTCCAGAGATGGGGCAACCAGAAGAGCCTATGGGTATGGATGGCGAGATGCCACCAATGCAGCAAGGCAGACCAGCAATGCAAGAACTGCTAGCAGGTCTTACTGGTGGAGGAAATCCAAATCTAGCAGCGAGAGTCACTCGCCAAATACCAGCATAATAAGGAGAAACAATGTTCGGAAGACAAGGAAAAGCAGCTAAAGCTCCAGTTCACCCAGGACACCAAGGCAAGAAGAATGGTGGCAAGGGAGTAGGACTAGGACAGGTCGCTAAAGCCCCAACACCTAAAGGTATCAAGGGCAACAACACAAAGCTTAAGTAAGGATAACCATGGCGAAAAAAAAGTATCCCAGGAAATTTCGCCAAGCTAGAGCAGCAGCAAAACCCGCTGCCAAAGCAGCGTTTCCTGGCAAAGTAAAAGCCAAAGTAAAAGACCCTACGGTCAAGTATTCTGCTGACGACGCTAAAATTCTTAGAGAAATTAAGGATGAAGCTAAGAGAGGCTATATTACCGATGATAAAGGTAATAAAGTTTATTCTCGACCTACCGAAACAGCTAAAGAACGTATTGCCCGTGAACGTGCAGAAGCTATGCGTAAGTTCCGTGAAGGAACCGAAGATGGAGATGGCAAGAAGCCAACCAAGAAAAAGTCTTTAACTAAAAAGAAAACACCAGTCAAGAAGGCTGTTGTTGGAGGAACTGCTGGAACAACAGCAAAGCCAAAGCCTGGTTTAGCAGAACAAATTAGAGAAGATGTTGCAAAGGTAAAACCTAAGAAGCAAACCCGCGCCGAGAAGTCTGCTGCTAATAAAGCTAAATGGGCAAAGATGACACCAGCAGAACGCAAGAATTGGTCTGCTAGTAAAGCAGGTTCTAAAGGCGAAGTTTTAATTCAAGGTAAAAAATATGATGTTGCATCTGGAGCTGCTGATAAGAAAATGTCAGAACTTTCAAAAGCGCAAACACCAAAAGGTAAAGCTACTCCTGTATATAGCATTACTGATGTACAGCCTGAGAAAGCTAGCAAAGGTGCTAAGAAAGCTAAATTTGTACAGAAGAAATCAGGAACCACTGTAGCTAAAACAACTACAGCAACTCCAAAACCAGGAACATCCGTGGCAACACGTGCAAAAGGAACCGTAGCTACTACAGGTTCAAAGCCAAAGCCTGCTGCTGCAACAGGCAAGAAACCCATCAGAGGTGCAGGATTAGCTAGGTTTGGTAAGAAGTTTGCAATTGGCGCTGCAGCAACTGCAGCAGGCGCTGAACTTGTATCGCTTGCTAAGGGTTCTACTTTTAAAGATATAAAAGAAATTGACCGTTTAGAAACAAAATTAGCAAAACTTCAAGGAAAGAAATCTCCAACCGCAACAGCAGGTGGTCGCCTAAATCAACTTAGAAAACAAACTGGCGGAAACTTATCAAATCTTGCCAACTTGGCAACCTTTGGTGCTGTTGGTCAAACACGTCGCGAACGTATGGATGAACTTAATAAGTTGATTAACAAACAAAAGAAAGCTAAAGGCTCAGCTAAAGGTTCCACAAAGACTGGACCATTAGGTAACTATGCAATGTCAACAGGTAAAGTTCAATCTAGCGCTGGTGGTTCAAAAACCACATCTGGTGCTGGTGGTTCAACAACCAAAGTAACACCTGGCAACGTATATGTTGTAAAGAAAGGCGATACTCTTTCAGGTATTGCTAAAGCTAGTGGAGTTTCACTTGCTGAAATTAGAGCTGCAAACAAAAAGTTTGCTAAGAACGCTAAGTACAAGCAGGGCAACATGATTTGGTCAGGAACAACAGTAAAGATTCCTAAAAAGAAGTAGGTAAATAAATGTCAATGATGCAACCTTCGGGTCCTGGTCCATTCGCAAAACGAACTGACCGCCAAGGTATCAAGAGATTACCTAATGCTGCTTACGGCGAACAGAAAGAATTTGCCGAACAGCAACAAGGCGCACCAATGGCACGGTCTAACCGTGCTCCTGGTCGTGGTGGTATGGATAATCTTATGTCTAGCGTCATTCCATTATCTGCTCCAACTCAAAGACCAGGAGAACCTGTTACTGCAGGTGTCGATGCTGGTCCAGGACCAGGTCGAGAAGTACTCGGACTTAAGTCACCAGTCGATACTCAATTAGAAGATTTGGCGAAAATCGGCAAATACTTGCCATTGATGATGCAGTTTGCCGATTCGCCAGATTCTTCAGGAACAATGAAAGCTTTTGTGAAATACCTACGGAGTCAGCAAGAATGAAGATACTAAAGAAATTCGAGGAGAATCTTGAGTATCTTGGTTTTGACATGGCTCCGTTGGCATGGGATTTAGCACGTTTCCCTTTCGACTCCGACGATGACCGATATGCAATGTTAGAGGAATTGACGGATAAAGAGGAGGCTACCCCAGATGAGTCAAGTAGACCCATTTGATAAGTACTATGAAGAAAACACGCCTCAAGGTCCGCTTTCTAAAATAGATAAATTTAAGAAACAACAAACCGACAGTACTAAAGTCGGAAAAATTGAACAAGCAATTATTCCTAAAGTAGCTGGCGCTATTGAAGCTGGTAAGAAAAATAGATTAACTGGCTGGTTTGTTAACCCAGCTATGAGATTCATGGAAGGGTTTGGGGAGCGTGTAGTTCAACCGCTTACCCAAGGCGTATCTACTGCATTGTTAACACCACAAGCTGCAATCGCAGGCAGAGGTAGTAACATAATTGAAAACTTTCGTTTTGCTAAAAAGCAATCCGAAAAGATTTCTATGGGTCAAGCTTTAGCTGGAGCAGTAGGCAAAGTAGCTTCTCCAGTACTTGGGTCTGTTACTAACCCAACCATGTTCGATAAAGATTTTGATATCTTTAATGACAAGAAACGCGATAAAGCATTTCGTGATGAATGGATTGGTATATTCGCTTCAGGTGCTACCGATATTGGTTTAGCGTTACTTGGAACTAAAGGCGTAGGAACTGCCACTCGTGCAGGAGCTAAGAAAGTCGTTGGTTCTAAAAAACTTGTAACTCCTGAAGATATGAATACCTTTAGGACACAGCTTGATAACATTGTTGCAGACCAAGTTTTACCAATAGAGCAACGTACACGTAGTGGTCTTACTGTACTTGTAGATGATTTAGTAAACGAAACAGATGTAAGCAAACTTACAGCCAACCCGCTTGTTAGTGAAACATCTAACCCATATCGAACAGCTGCTATAGTTTCTCGTCTTAATAACCATAAAGATGTATCTGATTATTTGTTAGCAGAACGTGGCGACACTGCAGCATTTTTACGATTTTTTGAAAGTAACCCACTTAAAGCTGACCATTTAGATAACTACGGTATAACTCTTACTAAACCACTTTCTGACTTTAGCGAAGTAGGTCTTGACGAACTTACACCTAAGTTAACTGAACGGTATCAAAGAATCATTGATGCTAAAAAGTCAACTGATAGAGATTTTGCAAACGCACTTGATGACTTCTTAGACAAGACAAAAAAAGGCGTAGTTGAAACTTACCAACCAGGTAAGTATGCAGCACTTGAATCCCTAGGCTTGGCTCGTAAAAAGATTACTAATCAAGCTAAGTATGGCGACTTAAAACTTTTTGGCGCTGAAGGTAATAATGCTTGGAAAGTCAAAGTGTATCAGTCTGATGCATACGACCGCGTTATCCGCGTAATAGCATGGACTGGTTCTGGTAGACCTCAAGGTCACATTAACATTTCTAACCCTCGTAAGTTTGAAGCTGCTGGCGATTTAGTATCTGACCTAAACCGTGTCATGTTCCTTAAAGGAACCGAAGGAGCGCTTTTCAAGCGCCGTGCAGCAAGCAAGCTTCTTAAAGCTCAAGACGATACAACTCGTGCGATTGTTCTTACTGAAATAGAACAAGAGATATTAGAGCTTATGGCAAAGCGTTACGGAGTTGTAGATTTACAAGATGTACGGTCAATGGAAAGTGCTATTGCTCAAATGAAAGGCTGGCATGCTGGCGTATCTGATAAACGTCAGACCCTTAAATCTTATGCAGCTAAAAATGGATATGTTCCAGAAGATGGCAACTTAAACGTTCAGAACTTTATATCACCATCTAATGAAGCTCAAACATTACCAATGCTTGATTTTGCAAAACTTGAACAAGATATAATTTTTCATTTACGTGGCAATCAATCTGGAGTAGTGTCACGCAAAGATGTAACACGAGCAACAATTGCTCGTGGAGGAATGCGTATAGGCGAATTTCTTGATTTACTTAACATGGCTTTTAGTAATCTAAATCTTATTCGCCTTGCTTATATTCCGAAAAACTCTATGATTGACCCAATGAGCCGTGCAAGCATGGCTTTAGAATCAACTGAGATTATACGTAATGCAATTCCTGGAGTAAGTAATGCTCTTTACAACTCATCTTTAAGAGCTGAAAGATTAAAAAGATTTATTCCTGGAAGCCCACAAGCTAAAGCCCGTAGAGTAGAAAAAGAAAAACTTACTCGAATACAAAAGTATCGTAATGAAGTTGAACCAAAAATTGTTGAATGGGAAAACGCTCAACAATTATTTGACGATGCTGAGAGCCTACTAGCTACAGCTACAGCTAAACGAGATAGGCTTGCAGCACGTGCTGGTAAGTCCAATGACCCAGATGTTCATGCTGCATACCAAGCAGCTCAAGATGATTATTATAGAGCAGCAGCTGCGTTTTCAAACGCAGACGATGCTCTTTCTAGGTCTGCTGATATGGTAAATGGGTACTCAAAGTTAATTGAAACAGAACGCGCTGAACTTTTACCAATCGCTTTTGGTCGTGGCGACCTTAAAGATATCAAGACACTGGGTAGAGAATCAGAAATAATTACCAGCGCTAGCGGTAATAAATATACTATTGCAGGATTGGCTGACCCAAACATCCGTGGCGTTGGCGCTTACATGGATGAAATAGATACTGCTCAGAATTTTTATGCAGCATCAATGCAATCTGAAATTGGTCGTCGTGTTAAATACGACGGAACTAGATTTGTAAAGATTAGCCGTAGTGAAGGCAAACCATATTGGAATGCGTTATCACATATAGCTAACCGCCAGATTCGCAACGAGCTAGACATGCCAGTAGGCATGATGCTCCGTGGTGATAATAAGTCAGATGTCATGGCTTGGTTGTATAGTCCAGCTGGTAAAGAATACCGTCGCCGTATGGAATCTCGTTATGGCAGACCAATGACAAGAGATGATTTTAACGCTTGGATTGATGAAACTCAAGACAAGCTAATGAGAATGTATCCAAGCCCTGAACTACGTCAACTTATATTAAACCGCAACGTTAGCCCTAAAGAGGTAGAAGCTGCGCTTATCGGTAGGACAGACTTACTAGAATCCATTGATGGACCGAATGTAAGCCTTAGTGACTTAAATAACGCTGAGCGAGGATTTGCTAAAGTATCTGGCGGTATAGATACAGCTTGGAAAGTATTAGCTTATTCTGAAAATAGAATGGCTCGTAACCCACTGTTCTTGTCATATGCTCGCGATGAACTTAAGACCCTTATCAATGCAGCAGAACGTGCAGGAATTAAACCATCTGATGCAGTAGTAAATAATGAATTGCGTCAGATTGCATATCGTAATGCACTTGCTCGCGTAGAGAGAACTCTTTATTCGTCAAGGCGACTAACTAACGGTATGTACTTGGCACGTTATGCAATGAGCTTCCCTCTAGCTTTCTTTAACAGTCAGTATGTGGCAATTCGCTTGATGGCTCGTAACCCAATGAATGCTTACTGGTATAACAGTATTGCTACTGCCTTTGATAATTTTGAAGCATACGAAGACCAAGACGGTAACACGTATAAAAGTATGAAAGATGTTCCGCCTGGTACTGCAGTAAGCGTTAAGTATCCATTACCTTTTGGCGACAAGTTACCAAACTGGGCAAAGTCAGCTCTTAAGCCATACACAGATGAACGTGGTGGCGGTGTTCGATGGAATCCAAAACAAATGGAATTCATGATTGCAGACCCATCCGTATCTTGGTTTGGTTCTGTTGGCATATCTGAGTTAATTAAAAATGGATTTGATAATCGCCTATTTAAGATGTACGGCGAAGACATTGCTCAGGCAATGCGTAATACGCTTGGCGATGACGTGTTTGAAAACAGCGTTCTATACGGCGGATACCCGTCACAAGGTTCTGGTCTTGTAGATACAACATTACAAACAATATTCCCAGGGTATCAAAAATCTTTTGTAGACGCTATAAGGTTACTGATGGGTGGAGAAGGTTCCAACCGAGCAGTAGATGAAATCCTTGCTCAATACAAAGTTGCTTATTCTGAATGGGATAGAAACGGTCGTGTTGGCAATCCGCCAACACCACAGCAAGCAGCTAAGTCTGCTGGCGTAATGATGCTGATTCGTTCTGCAGTTCAATTTGGTGGACCAATAGCTACATCGTTTGACCCAGTTACTCGCGCTGCCACTTCATATTATGCAGACTTGGTAGAAGAATTCAAAGGCGACTACGAGATGGCTCAGAAGGTCATGATAGACCAATGGGGAATAGATGCTCTAGCGTTAATTGGTTCCAACCAACGTAACAATGCAGGGTTTGCAGCGACACGTAACGACATAAAGATTATCCGTCAGTTCGGTGAACAAGGTGGATTGCTTGAGTCGGTTGGTCGATATGGAACTAAGTATGCTGGAATGCTCTCATCAGGGTATGACAGTGACCTTACTACAAACTCTGAGTATTCTACAGAAGTTGCTGCAATCTATAAAAGATTAAAGTTTCCAGGCGAAGTTGATGTTGCGATTACCAGCAAGAAATCGGTTCGAGATGTCAAGGATGAAGTAGAAGCTCGCCGTGGTTGGGCTGAATACCAGAAGGCTATGGAATGGCGCGATGCGCTGATGTATCAATACGGGATTCGTTCAACTCAAGAAGTAATGTACGAACGTAGCGGTATCAAAGAACAATTTAATCGTATCGTCGATGATATTGCCGATGACTTCCCAGGATGGGTACAGGCTTACAACGATAACCGTGAAGACTACTGGCGTGGTCTTATCCCTACGGTTGAGAAAATTGCTGAAGATACTAACTGGCGTTCTCATGCTTACAAAAGCGGAAACAAGTGGGAAGAGATTACTTTCTGGTTAGAACAAGCTAAGAAATTCAAAGAAATTTATACTGAAACAGCTAACACTGATGACCGCAAGACTCGTCTTAAGACCGAGTTTGCACAATTTCATTATGATTACTTGCAAACTGCATCAGATGAATTTGCAGCATTTGCATATAGATGGTTAAACAACATGCCCGAACTAAGCGAAGAACTTGCGGTGAGGAACTAATGGCAGTTAAAGACGAAAACAATAACGGAGTACCTGATTACTTAGAGAAGCCGTCATCTACCTCTGGATTTAATCCTACTGGCTTTAATCCACGTACTCCAGCTATCCAGCTTCCTGGAATACAAGGTGGAGTTGCAGCAACAGAAGCTTATGGTTGGTTTAGATTAGTTGCTGCTAAAGCCCCAAAGGGAACACCAGCTCGCGGGTATTACGATGATTTTGTAAAGAACTTAACCGCACTTGGTATTCCAAAATCTAAATGGAATTCTGTTTGGAGAGATGCAGTTGATTGGACCCAGACCCCAGGGTCTGGCTCAAACGGAAGACCATCTGGTTTTCTTGCAGCTCTTGACCCATCAGATTATGCAACCGCTGGCTCTGGAAAAAAGTATGGAACTACTAAAGCTGAGCAGACAACTGTTACTGAATACAGCACATCATCTGCTGCTTCTGATATTACCGCTGGATTTAAGTCGGAACTAGGTCGTGAAGCTGGGGCTAATGAGATACTTGCCTACCAAAAGGCTGTTAATCAGGCTGCCAAGAAAGAACCTTCTGTCTATACATCGACAACGACTACCGCACCAGGCACGGGCGGGGTCATATCTACATCTAAAACTGGTGGTGTAAGCAAAACTGGGTTTGACCCAACACGTTTTGCTGTCGAATACGCAAGGTCTAATCCAGATTATGCAGAGAATTTTGCGGTCAAGAACTTCCTTAAGTTAGTTGACCAAGCTTTATCAGACCCTAATCGCATTGGATTGGTGGTGGAGTAATGGCACGTAAGACACATTCAGTAAAAAAAGGCGACACACTTACTGGTATTGCTAAAGCTTATGGCACTACAGTAAAGAAATTATTACAGGCAAACCCTGGTATTACAGACCCGAATTTAATTCGCGCTGGTCAGAAGATTGTTATTCCAGATGCGGTTAACGAAACAAAAGAATCTACTGCTAATAAGCAGCTATCTGTTGACACTGCCCGTCGCGCTCCTGGTATGGGTGGACCGCTTGTAGATGATGGAGGAAATAGTGTTGCTGATGCTGTTAAAGCAGCTGCCGATACTACAAAGATTCCTGGTTCTAATTTAGGTGCAGATACCGTAGTCGCTGGTGGAAACATCAATACCAACCTAACTCAAGATACATTTTCTATGGAGCAACTTGCTGCTCGTTTTAGTATTGCAGCTTCTATTCTTAAGCAGGATGCATCTTTGGTTAAAGCACTTAACCGAATCATGGGTATGAGCGAAGATGGCAAAACAAAAATTGGTGGAGTAGTTACAGACCCAGACTTAGCTATGGCTATCTTGAAAGAAACAGACTGGTTTAGGAATAATACAGACGACTGGCGTAAATATCAGTTCTTCAAAGACTCTAACCCAGCTACATATCAAGCAGACTTAAAAGCAAACGCTGAAGCAATTGTCAAGAAGTATTACCAAATGGGTATAACCCTTGATGCTGAAACAGCCATAAAGCTTGCAGAGCAAGCAATGATGAAGTCAGCTAATGTTAAGGGTAATGTAGTTAACTATAACCAAGATTACTTTAATAAGTTAATGGCTGATTCAATTGACTTCAGCAAGAAAAGAATTTTACCTAATGGCAAGATTGTCTACGACCTTGGTGGTAAAGTAGAAGCGATTGCTGAATCTTTATATAAAGTGGCAGATGATTATGGGTATCCAGCCACAACATCTAATGCTGGATTTAGTAGATGGCTTGAATCTAATACCCGTGGTCTTATTGCTGGGACTGTTAACCCAGAAGATGTAGACAACGAATTAGAAGCCCGTGCTAAGTCCATGTATCCTGGTCTTACAGACCAGCTTAATCGTGGTCTAAGCCTACGCGAAGCAGCCGACCCATGGGTTACTGCATTAGCAAATGAATGGGAAGAAGACCCTAAATCATTAGATTTGAATGATGACTTCCTATACAGGATTCTAAATCAGCAAGATGAAAAAGGAAACATCGCACCGATGAATCTTTATCAAGCTAAAACCATGGCACGTAAAAGCCCTAAGTGGCAATACACCAGCCGTGCAAAAGAAGAGTATACAAATATCGGGCAGAAGATTCTGCAAGACTTCGGATTCTTAGGATAATACATGCGCTTAACTGAATTGCTTTTAGATGGCGGTTACGATTTAGAGTCAATCAATCAAGAGATTACTCAATCTGCACAGGCTAATGCTGGCGCTACGCCTGATAAGCCTGCTGTAACTCCAGACTTGGTGTATCGCGGTGGTGCTAGCGTAACCCCAGATTTGGTATATCGTGGTGGTGCATCAGTACAGAATCTTGAATCTCTCGAATCACCATCATTAAGTAATTCCAAAGTACCTAAAGGTGCAGTAACTCCAGATGATGATGCATATTACAGACGCGACCCAGTAACAGGACTAAGCCCTGCTCAAGTAGAAGCTAATAAGGCTGTAGCAGATGCTGCTGCAGCAAGCGGTAAAGATGTAATCAAAGGTGCTACAGGTAGCTCTGACCGAGTTGATACAGGTGAATCGGATACTGTAACTCATTGGCGCAGTGGTATTACCGCAAAAAAAGGTACTGCTTTATACGACTTAATTACCAAGCAAAACGCTGACCGTGCAGACCGAGATGCAGCATTTGAGGACAAACCAACCGAAGACCCAGGACCAGGTAACCGCTGGGTTTGGCAAGAGCGAAATAGAACTTGGGCAAAAGTTTTCTTTGGAACTCCTGGCTCTACTGGTGGCTCTACTGGTGGCTCTACTGGTGGCTCTACTGGTGGTTCTACTGGTGGTTCTACTAGTGATTCTAAACTTCAAAGTGTAATTGATTCGTTAAATAAACAACTTACTGCACTTCAAGGAGAGTTTAATACCCTTAAGTCTAAGCCAACCATGACTGGTCAAATTACTCGCCGTCAAAAAGGCGGAACCGTACAAGTTGTATCGCTCTTCTCTGATGGCTCAGAGCAAGTAATTGATGAATATAAAGATTACTCAGCCCGTGATGCTGTAATGAAGATGTTTGAGAATACTGGTCTTGGTCAATCATTTCTTGATTCACTAGTTAAATCAGTAGACCAGGTATATGCAGATAACATAGCACCTACCGATGCACAGATTCTTAACTCTATCTATAACAGCGATGCATATAAAACAAGGTTTGCTGCTAATGAAGTTATACGTAAGCGTATGGCTGATGGCAAAGGTAACCCTGGTGACCGCCTATTAACACCTGCAGAATACGTTAAGACCGAGGCTGCTTACCGTGAGATTATGTCTGAGGCTGGGTTACCTCCTGGGTTCTACGACCAGCAAGAAGATTTTACTAAGTTTATAGCAGAGCTTGGAACAAGCGTTTCTGAAATTACAGAACGTGTAAATATTGCAAAGTCAGCATTACAAAATGCAGACAATAATATTAAACAAGCGCTCAAAGATTATTATGGTTTAAGCGAGATGGATATGGTTGCTTACCTGCTTGATTCAGAAAAAGCATTTGAAGCGATTAACTCCAGATTCCGTTACACAACTTCGCAAGCTAGAGAGATGTATACTAAAGCTGAAGTTGGTGGCACAGCGCTTCGCGCTGGAATGCAAGGCGGTATTACTGAGCAGTTTGCCGAAGAGATTACTAAAGCTGGCAAACAAGATTTGGCAGAGCGAGCATTCCAAGGCGCATCACGTGACCAACAAGATTATCAAAGACTACTTGGTCTTTATGGCGAGAAAGCTGGAACAGAAGACCTTGCTCGTGAAGCACTTGGTCTTACAGGTGGTGCTGAAGTTGGTATTAAAACTAAGAAGCTTGCCTCTAAAGAACGCGCTAAGTTCCAGCAACGAGGCGCTATTGATAAAACATCGTTGGGTTCTCGTCTAAAGACACCTGACGTTTAATAGATTCCATCCCAGACCGTCCAGCCCTGGTGATGTGTATAAGCCTGGAAGTCATCACGTCTACGAATCACTACCCCTTGTGATAAGTACGTGTGGTGCAAAACCCGATGAGGGTTTAACTACTAATAGGGAGAAAAACAATGGCAGAAGAATATAACGAGTACGACTTCGAAGATGAAGACCTAGGTAGCGGTACTGACTTAGTCAAGAAACTTCGCAAACAGATTGACGCACTTTCTAAGCAAGTTAAAGAACGTGATGAAATCCTAGCGGAGATTACTGAATATAGTCATGAAGCTTCAGTTGGTGAAATCTTAGAAAGTTTCGGACTCAATCCAAGAATCGCAGCATTTATTCCATCGGACATTGAAGCCGACGAGGATGCAGTTGCTGAATGGTTAAATGAATACGGCGAAGCTTTTGGAATCGAAGCCGTTGAAGAAGGAGAGGAATCTCCTGATGCTCAAGCATATGAGCAAATGTCAGATTTCGATAATGACAGTATTGACCCATTCGTGGGTCAAGACCTTGCTTCTCGAATTGCAAATGCAACTTCACCAGAGGAGCTAGGTAACTTACTTAGAAACTGACAAGTCCATAAGTCAACCCTAATAGAAGGAAATCATGCCTACTACACCCGCAACGTCAACTACGACAAGCACATTGTCGAACTTGATTCAGACGGCGTATGACAAGTACATTGAGTTTAACCTTCGTTCTGAGCCAATGTTCCGTAAGTTTGCGGACAAGCGCCCAGTCGATGTAACAAACCCAGGTAACACCGTCGTCTTCCAGGTCTATCAGGACCTATCACGTGCAACTACTGCACTAACTCAGACACAAGACCCAGACGCAGTAACACTTAACAACACCAATAAGGTGAATGTTACAGTTGATGAATACGGCAATGCTGTAATCACAACTGAGCGCTTGGCTCTTGAGTCAATCTCAGCAATCGACCCAGCTGTTGCAGACATGTTGTCATTCAACATGCGTGACTCGCTTGACTCCCTAGTTTGGACCAAGCTCACCTCTCTCGCAACAATGCGTTATACAGGAACATCATCCGCTGATGAATCAACCATCAACGGTGAGAACGTATCTTCAAGCACCACAGCTGCATACCTAACCGCTGCTCTTGCACGTAAAGGTGTTGCCAAGCTTCGTGGCGCAAACGTACAGCCACGTGATGGCGGACTCTACACAGCACTAATTCACCCAGATGTATCTTATGACCTTCGTTCCGAAGCTCAGAGCTCTGGTTCTGCTGTATGGCAGTTGCCTCACACCTATACAGAGGCTGGCGTTGCCAACCTTTGGAATGGTGAAATCGGTATCTTCGACCAAGTTCGTTATATCGAATCTCCACGCTGTGAGTCAGTATCTGGCTCTGGCACTTCAAAGGTATACGCAACTGTTCTTCTCGGAAAGCAGGCTCTTCTTGAGGCTGTTTCTTACGAGCCAAAGACAGTTATCGGTCCTGTGACAGATAAGTTGATGCGCTTCCGCCCAGCGGGTTGGAAGGGTCTACTCGGATGGAACATCTTCCGCAAGGAAGCACGTTACGTCATCCAGACCAAGTCAAGCATCGCAACAGCGTAGTTTACTTAGTGAGAGGGGTGGGCAACCACCCCTCTCCACATAAGGAGATAAATGGCTAAGAAAAAGAAGGCTGAAGAATTACCAATTGATTTCTTTACGCCACTCCAGCAATACGCAGTACAAGCACATGAGCTATACAACTCGTTTGCACAGGCAGGATTTACCGAAGGTGAAGCGTGGGAACTAATGGTTCGCCATTTACCTGATTGGGAATTAGAAGAACCAGAGTTTAGTGAAAAGGGAGAAGAGTAATGCCGAAGGTAGGAAAGAAAAAATTTCCATATACTGCAAAAGGTATGGCAATGGCTAAGATGGAAGCCAAGAAGACTGGCAAGAAAATGGCAGTAAAGAAGCCTAAGCTAAAGAAAAAGTAATGTCGTCTGGTAAGTACAAGCCACATCATGGCTTCAATCCGATACAAATAAAAGACGGACGAGTCGTCCGTCTTCGTAAAGATGGGCGAATCCAGTCGGTATTAGGAAAAGTTGGAGAGTATAAAAAAAATGACAACAGACCCAAGAATTAAAAGAGCTGGAGTATCTGGTTTTAATAGACCAAAAGCTACCCCTACTCACCCAAAGAAATCTCATGTCGTCGTGGCAAAAGTTGGGTCAACTGTCAAAACAATTAGATTTGGCGAGCAAGGAGCTAAAACTGCTGGCGCACCAAAACCTGGTGAGTCAACTACTATGGCTAAAAAACGCAAAAGTTTCAAAGCTCGTCATGCAAAAAATATAGCAAAAGGAAAACTAAGCGCTGCATATTGGGCGGATAAGGAAAAGTGGTAAACATGCCAGGAATCGGAAAGAAACCAATTGGTGTTCGTATAAAGAAAAAAGCAACACCAAAACTTAAAGTAAGTCAATCAACAATTGATAAAATCAAAGCAAGAGGAATGACAGCTTCACTTAAGAAAGCTCAGACATCTACCAATGCTGAGTATCAAGAAGCAATCAAGCGTATGTATGGAACACGTCGTGCTACTGCAGCTAAAGGTCAGGGCGCTGATGCTCGTATTGCTAAGCCAAGTTTGGCACAGCCAAAGAAGCCACGTGGTGGTGGCGGAAGACAGATGTATAAATAACTAATGGCAAAAATTTTCCGCGGTCCAACAATGACAATTAAGCTTGGTCGTCAATATGACCTATGGTTTGTTTCGTATGGCTGGGGAAAAACAGTTGTCAAAAGTAACGGAACTTGGTCAACCATAGTTTCCCCGCAAGACAGCAGTCTTGCTACTTATGACAGAGTTCTTCGTGGTGGATACGAAAACCCCATTACAGACGCAGAGGCAGCGGAGTTAACCGCTGCAGGATACGGTGAGTATATTGTCGAAGTGTAGGACTGGATGCCCAACTCAAGACCATGAGTCTTGGGGTGACTGCCTCCGTGCAGCTAATCTTAGTATTGCTAATTTAACCGTGTTAGCTGATATTAAAAATACCGATAAGGAACTAAGCGCTTATCGTGATGCTCGCAAACAAGGCATCCAGCCTGCTACGACAAAAATGAAAGACATTCAAAAAGCGGTCAGAGCATCTGACCTTATTGGAAGGGCAGCGCAAGCATAATGGCAACACTAAACCAGCTGACCGAACAGACCCTTGGCGAAGTTAATTCTTACGTCAAGAATCAAGAATCCGTTACGGTTATTACCAGCGCCACAACTGCTGGCGACGCAACCATGTTGGTTGATGATGCTACTGCGCTGAGCAAGGGCATCGTTGAGATAGATGATGAACTAATTTACTTAAAGAAGATTATTCCAACCAGCGGTACTATCCAAGTTCTTGGAACTACTGGCAATATTATTGGTCGTGGCTGGCGTGGTACTACAGCAACAAGCCATGTAACTGGTTCGGTTGTACGCAACAACCCAATCTTTCCTCGCAATCAAGTTAAGCGAGCGATTAACGAAACTATTAAAGCAATGAACTTCCCAGTTATTACATACCATACATTTACTTTTAATGGCGCTGATTATTCATACCTACTGCCAGATGCGTTAGAAGATGTTGTTGGTATCTCATGGGATGTCCCAGACTCAACAGGCGTATGGCAGATTATTAAAAACTATCGAGTCGATAAAAATTATTATGACACCACTACTTCAACAATCAAGCAAGCTTTGATTCTAAAAGAATCACCAATGCCTGGTCGTACAGTCAATGTTCAATATACAAAGTTCCCAACAGTTATTACAGATAACCAAGAGTTAACTGTTAGTGGTCTTCCAGCATCTTGCGAAGATGTCGTTCGCTTCGGTGCTATGTATCGCCTACTTACAACAGTAGACCCTGGAAAGGTTACAGCAACTACAGTATCTGCAGATGCCCTAGACCAACCAGTCCAAGCTGGTGCTTCTACCAATGCTGCAAAGTATTTGTTCCAGCTTTACACCGTTCGTTTGGCAGAAGAAATCGCTAAGCAACAAGCCAACTTCCTAAACACAATACAGTATACGAGGTAATACATGCCAACAATTGCACGTTATTATAGCTCAACCGCTGCTAAGACAACACTGTCTAGCGCTATTGACGCTAGCACGACAAGCACAAGCTTGTCGCTGGCTGCTGCTTCTGGTTTACCATCGCAGTATCCATTCACACTTATTCTTGAAAAGGATACCGCTAACGAAGAAATCGTAACGGTAACCGCCCTCGTTGGTACTGCATATACGGTAACTCGTGGCGTTGATGGCACAAGCTCCAAGGCACACTCAATTGGCGCAATTGTAGAACACGGTGTTTCTGCATTGGACTTTTCTGATTTTCGTTCACATGAAGCAGCAACTTCTGCACATGGAGTAACTGGAGATATTGTTGGCACAGGTGGAGCACAGACCCTGGCTTCTAAAACTCTTACATCACCAACAGTTAACACACCAACTATTGCTGGTGCAACAATCAGCGGTACGTTTACATCTACCGCAACAATTACTGGTGGCACATACTCCACCGCAACTTTAGGTTCTGATTTATCTGCTGGTGGATTTAAGATTACTAATCTTGCTACACCAACATCATCTAGCGATGCTGTTCGTAAAGACTTTGCTGACGCTCAAGTAACCGCTGCAGCAAGCTCGGCAACGGCAGCAGCATCTAGTGCTACAGCAGCAGCAACCTCTGCAGCGTCCGCTCTAACTTCAGCAACATCCGCTGCTAACTCAGTGGCTACTATTCAAACATCTGCTACATCAGCTGCAAACTCAGCCACTGCTGCAGCAACCTCTGCAGCTTCTGCTCTAACTTCACAAACTGCAGCAGCGACTTCAGCAGCAAGTGCTTTAACATCTCAAACTTCAGCAGCTACTAGTGCAACAAGCGCTGCTACCTCTGCAGCTTCAGCATTAACATCACAAACAGCAGCTGCCACATCCGCAGCAAGTGCGTTGGTATCACAAACCGCTGCTGCTACAAGCGCTGCATCTGCATTAACATCGCAGACCGCTGCTGCAACCTCTGCAACATCTGCTGCAGCAAGCGCAACTGCTGCTGCAACCAGCGCTACAAGCGCTGCTGCTAGTGCTACTGCTGCAGCGACAAGTGCTTCATCTGCAGCAACTAGCGCATCTAGCGCTCTGACTTCTGCTAACTCTGCTAGCGCTGATGCTATTACTGCTGCTGCTTCTGTAGCATCTATTGCTGCTTATGCTACGACAGCATCTAACTCAGCATCTGCTGCTGCTACATCAGCAACATCAGCAGCCACATCAGCCTCTAGTGCTAGCACTTCAGCATCATCTGCTTTGACTAGCGCTAACAGCGCAGCAACATCAGCAACCAGCGCTGCTGCTTCTTATGATTCCTTTGATGATAGATACCTTGGTGCTAAGTCAACTCCACCTACTTTAGATAATGATGGTAACGCACTTCTTACTGGTGCTCTTTACTGGAACACAGTTGATAACCAGATGTATGTCTGGAGCGGTACTGCTTGGGGTGGTATCTCATCTACAGCATCAATCTTCCGCTTTAGGTTTACCGCAGCAGGCGGAGAAACATCTGAGTCAGGTGTAGACGACAATGGCAATACCCTTTCCTACCTAGTAGGCAAGGAGCAAGTATACCTAAATGGTGTATTGCTAGTTCGTGCTCAAGACTACACAGCAACTAACGGCACAAGCATTGCATCTTTAAGCCCTGCTCTAGCAGCCAACGATGTGCTGGAGATTATTACCTTTACAGCATTTGATGTTGCTACTGCAATTCCTAACTCACTCTTTGATGCTAAAGGTGATTTATTGGTGGCAACTTCGGCAGATACCCCTGGCAAATTAACAGTTGGCACTAACGGATATTATCTCAAGGCTGACTCAAGCACCGCAACAGGATTAGTCTGGGCTGCAGTACCAGAACCAGATTTAACTTCTGTTGAAATAATGTCTATAATGGGAGCATACTAATGACAAAAGCAAGAACGCTTGCGGATAATTTCGCAGCAGATATAAACGGGATTACCGCAGGTACTGGTATCACAGGTGGTGGTACATCAGGCACGGTAACAGTTACTAACTCTATGGCTACTGCTATAGATGCCAAAGGTGATTTAGTAGTTGGAACAGGTGCAGATACTTTCTCTAAGCTGACAGTAGCATCTACTGCAGGCTACCTTCTTACGGTTGACTCTGCGGAAAGCACTGGGTTGAAGTGGGCTGCGCCTGCTGCTGGTGGTTCTTCCTTTTCAGGATGTTCGCTTTATGGAACGGACCCAGGAAACTTTGAAATCGGTGCAGGTGGTAGCACTCTTATTACTTGGAACCAAGAATTATTTGATGTTGGTGGCTATCACAGCACTTCTTCTAATACGGACCGAATAACTATTCCATCAGGAAAAGCAGGTTATTACTTGATTAATGCTGCAATTCAATGGGATGATGATAACGCCGTTGCAACTTGTGGAATCCGCGTATACTTAAATGGTACAGAAATTGCTCGCAGATTCTTTTTAAGGTCTGATAACGGTGGCAGAACCGCATCAGATGTTCAAGTCACACGCAACCTTGCAGTCAATGACTACTTGCAAGTTTATGCTTATACAGAAACGAACCAAGGTGCGTATCACTACGCACCTGATGCAAGATTTGAAGTTATATTCGTAGGAAGCGCATAGGAGAAATGATGATATTTAATAAGCCACAAACATTTAATGGACACAAATTGGCAGATGAATTAACTGCAGCAGGAATAACTGTGACGGGACTAGTCACAAACTCAAGGGGAAGAATAATTGATGATACGAGATTCTTTATTGAAGGTGACAAGTTAAGATTTGGATTTGAAGTTCCTGAAGATAAAGTTGAAATAGCAAGACAAGTAGTTCAATCTCATAATTCTAACTAACAGAAAGGTACAGTAACTAATGGCTGTAACATCTAAAACGCTGGCTAGAACAGCAGCAGCAACAACAAGCACAACCCTATACACACAACCAAGTACAACAGTTACTACAGTAATCACCAATATGTTGGTGACTAATACTACTGCTAGCACGGCTAACTTTACATTAACCATTGCTGGAGTAACTGCTGCATCATCAGTATCTGTTGGTGCCTTTGATACCACAGTAATTGATATGAAACAGGTTATTCCACCAACAAGCCCTGCTGCTACTATTGCAGGTAGTGCTTCTACTACTGCTGTTAACTTTCACATCTCTGGAGTGGAGATTTCCTAGTGACACCTGTATATAAATTATCTGCCAGTAGTATAAAAGGCAGAACTAATTATGGGAGTATGCTAGCAAATAATCCCGCTTTTGAACTTAATAACTTTTTTATGGTAGTTGCAGGTGGTGGTGGAGGCGGTGGAAACAACGGCGGTGGCGGTGGTGGTGGCGGTGCTGGAGGTTACAGAGTTGTTTCAGTTCAAACATTAACATCAGGCGCTACATACACGATTACTATTGGTGGTGGTGGTGGTGGAACTACCAAAGGAACAAACTCATCAGTTAGTGGAACTGGTATTAGTACCATAACATCTACTGGTGGCGGAAGGGGAGCAGGCAATGTACCAACAGACCCTTCTGCTCCTGGTACTGGCGGTTCTGGCGGTGGTGGTTCTTATATTAATGGATTTTTTGATGGAGCAGCAGGTAATGAAGGTGGTTTTTCTCCAAGAGAAGGATTTGATGGAGGAAACCTTGGCTTTGGTGGCGGTGGTGGTGGAGGCGCAACTGCTGATGGACTTGATGGAACTTCGTTAACTGGCGGAACAAATGGTGGAACTGGTGGAACTGGCAGCAGCGAGTTTTCTTCTACTTTTCTTACTGCCACAACAAGTGGTGTAGATGTAAGCGGAACTAGATTTATTGCAGGTGGTGGCGGTGGCGGAGGCGATACCTCTGGAAGAAGCACTGGAGGAGCCCCAGGCGGTTCTGGTGGTGGAGGAACTGGTAAAGGTTCTCAAGGTGCTGGAAGCGCAGGTACTGCTAACACAGGCGGTGGTGGAGGTGGTGGAACACAGAATAACAGTTCTGGAAACTCAGGCGGTTCTGGATTAGTTATCCTTAGAGTTAAAGGTAGTTTTACTGCAACTTCAACAACTGGTTCACCAACAAGAGTAGAAACTGGCGGTTATAGTTATTATAAGTGGACAGGAAGCGGGAGCATAACAATCTAATGGCACACTTTGCAAGAATAGAAAATAATTTAGTCGCCGAAGTTTTGGTTGTTCACAACAATTTAGAACACAGAGGCGCAGATTTCTTAGCCAATGATTTAGGCTTAGGTGGCACTTGGGTACAGACTTCATACAATAACAACTTTCGCAAACAGTATGCAGGCGTAGGTTATACTTATGACCCTATAGCAGATGTATTTGTTGCACCGCAACCATATCCATCGTGGAGCCTTGATGCTAACCACGACTGGCAACCTCCCACTCCTAAACCCGAAGAAGGATTTTGGAGTTGGAATGAAGAAACACTATCTTGGGATGAACTAGAACTACCAACAGAAAACTAAGGAGAAACAAATGAATGAAAAAACCGTATCGGCTATTAAAAGCTACGTGCGTCATTTTATTGGTGCTTGCCTTGCTGCCTTTACTGCTACTGGTGGGGATATCTTCACTCTTGACGCAGCGGGAGCCAAGGCTATCTTCACGGCAGGAGTGGTGGCAGTGCTGCCCGTCTTGCTCCGTGCTTTAGATACATCAGATTCAGCGTTCGGTAAAACAGAGTAATGAGCACCAACGAATGGGCTGGTATCGCAGTAGCGGTTACCACAATAGTCGCCAGCTTTGCTGGCTCAGTTCGTTGGTTGGTCAAGCACTACCTTACTGAACTTAAGCCGAATTCTGGTACAAGTATGCGTGACTCATTGGATAGATTAGAACGCAGAGTCGACGAACTATTTACCCTAATAGCAGGAAAGTGAAATGAATGAAACCTGTAACCAAGAAAGCCACACCTGCTGCCGTTGCTGTTCTCCGTCAAGCGACGGCGTTAGCACCGAAACGCAAGAAGGCAAGCGATGGGCTTCTGCCCAGTGCTGCTCATCTCAAGGCGAGTCCGACTTCGGACCACAATACTGGGCTAGCAGTAGACCTTACTCATGACCCAGCTAATGGTATTGACTGTGCTGTTATCTTTGAGAAACTAAAAGAAGATGCACGAGTTAAGTATCTAATCTTCGATAAGAAGATTTGGTCTAAGCAATATGCTAAGCAAGGCAACAGAAAATATACTGGTTCAAACCCGCATACCAAGCACCTGCATATTTCTATCAATGATGGTCAAGGTAATGACACCAGCCCTTGGTTCTGGTGGTTAAACGAACCTAAGTTAACCAATCGTATTAAAGCTGCTGTTGCCGTACTACCATCAAAAAAACCAGCAATTGTAATTAAACCACATCATCACTGCTGCTGTCCAGAATGTCCAACTAATAAGAAGTAGAGGTAAATCGTGGCAACTAGCAACAAGGACCTTGTTGGCGACCTACCGATTATTCTTAGCCAAGCAATCCCAACAGCGCTTGTTAAATACAAGCGAGAGGATTTTGCAGCAAGCTATGCAATTGGTAACACGCCATGGTTATCTGGTGCATCTGACCAGAACCGTATAAGTCGTATCACTACGACTTATCAGAAAGAGCGTATCGACCAAGGTACATCCGCTGGTGAGAACTCTTTATCTAACTGGTGGATTAGGTCTGCTACATCCTGGCATCATGGTGCTGGTGAACGTTACTACGACGCTGACTCATCCGACCAATATAGATTCTATGAATCAAACAATATAGATGTATGGAACCTTGGCGAACTAAAGCTTCTACCTAGAACCACACATGTATCAACTACTGCTATAACCGCTAAGCCTGCCACAACAAACAATGGCGCATTTTATATTCAAAGCGGTAATGTTTTTTATTACAATGGTTCTACTAATGCCAGTACATCAACATCTCTTGCAACTTCAGTAACAGCTCAAGTTATATCATCAGATGGTAATAGCGCTATTGTTGGTGCTAGTGATGGTATCTATTCAGTAAGCACTTCACTAGCTGTAACCAAGCTTTGGTCTAAACCAAACGGCGTTACTACATTTACTGTCCAGGCTATTGGCTTTGTTAAAGACCGTATTGTTATCGGAGTCAAAGAAGATACTACGCAATGCGTAGTCTATGAACTATCTAGGTTTCCATCTTCTACCCCAACAACTATAGGTAATACAGAAGAGCGATACACATTCAAAGATTCTAACTTGGTATGGGAATCAGTTGGTGAACTAAACAGTGCCATCATAGTTGGCTATACACTTGGCGCTATCAGCCGTGTCTTGTCATTTGCTATCGATGAAACATCACCACTTGCTGCAATCAAAGACCCAATTGTTATTGCTGAGCTACCTCGTGGTGAAACCCTGCACCAGATTCGTACATACCTAAACGAGTACGTAGTTATGGCTACTACTGCTGGACTCCGTGTTGGAGAACAAAGCACTGACGGATTAAGTTTTACTTATGGACCACTCAATGTTGTTGGCGATGTCAGGGACATTGCATTTAATAATAGATATATATACGCAACTCGTAACTATGCCATCAATACAGTTAAAGGATTGTGGCGTGTTGACTTAGGTCAACCGATAGATAACGGATATGCCTATGCTGCCGACTTAGCTACCGATTCCTCTGATGTAATAGGCGTTTGCTTTATTGGGATTACCGCACGTAAGTTTATGGTTGGTGCATCTGGCGTATGGGTTGAGCATGCGACTGAACTTTGTACATCTGGAACCATCAGCTCTGGCTGGATTCGTTGGGGTACTGCTGAAGATAAACAACCAGTATCTCTTGCAATAAGAACAGATGGCAATGGAGGAACTGTTGGTTTCTCTGTTTCTGACCAAGATGGTACTTCTTCAGGAATTGAATCTATCCCACTAGGTGGTTCAACCGACTTCCAATTATCTGCAAGCTTACAGCCAGCAGACCACTTTGAAATTACATTGACCTTAACTCGTAGCACAAGCAGTGCAACAGTTGGTCCGACTGTAGAAGAATGGCAGTGTCGTGCTTTACCAGCACCACTTCGTTCTCGTACACTTACCATCCCATTACTATGTTATGAAGAGGAGCGCGATTCCAATGGAGTTACAAGAGTATCCGCGCCATGGGAACGCATTAACTATCTGGAACGCATTGAACAAAATGGAGGCGCGGTACTATTCCAAGACTTTTCTTCGGGAGAAGAACGAGTCTGTACAATCCGTGCTATCCAATTTGAGCAAACTTCTCCACCCTCATTCGCAGCAGGATTCGGTGGAATAGTTACGGTTCAATTACAGACTATTGATACAGAAGTTCCAATTCAATAGTGGAACAAAACAAACTAATATCCCTGGTATCACCAGGAGAACGCCACCCCTTAGTAGAAGCAGTTAGGGTGGCGCTTAATATCGCTGGAGATGATGTGCTAGATGCTTCCCTTGCTGAAGTGCTTAAGGGATTGCAACATAAGCTTTCCATCCCAGCAGTCGGGTGCATCAATTTAGCCACGCTAGATGCGCTCGCAGTAGCTCCACCTGAATGGTAGGGAGCCAAAGAGATAGGGGGAACCACAATGGTTCCCCCTTCTTTTTGTTTTAATAAGCAGATTTATCTTTCCTAAGTATTCTTATTGCCCAATCCAATCCCATATTAAGACCTTCAGACCACTCATCCTTAACTGGAATCTTTGCATCTTCAATCTTCTGAATAAACTTTTCTATTTCTTTATCCATATTCTTTTCACGGCTCGCCTTGAGCGAGCCTTTCCCTCCCACCACCCCCAACCCTATCACATCATTGGTTAAAAACAATGCGTGTCGCTACCTAAGAAAGTCGGTGATATATATTATTATACCTGGTATGGATAAACTTCCTCCACATAGGTCTTATAGTCAGCTATCTACTTGGCAATCCTGTCCTCAGAAATACTACCTAAGCAAAGTTGCGATGGTCCCTGAGAAACCTGCAGTGTACCTTGCTGCTGGCTCAGCAGTCCACTCAATGCTGGAGTGGTTAAACCGTGAGCTCTATAGAGAACAACAAAAACTTAATTGACCAGCGAGGTATCCCCAGTAATGAATGTATTAACTGTGGCTCCAACATACAAATTGTTCGAGCAGTATTCTCTGACTATGAATTGGTCATGTGGTTTACTGATTCTTTCTGCGCTATGTGTGGTTCCCCAATGACAACACCCACACCTGTGGATAACCCCGACTATACTCCGAAGGATAATGATGAGTTTAACTGAGAAGTGGCTTGAGATATTTAATGAATCTGTTAGAGTTGCCGAAGAACAATCGGGGATTCCCAGTGGAGAATGGAAGACTAGCGGTCGCAAGACCATAGCTCGTCCAGACGGGGAAGACCTAGCGTTCTGGCAAAGCGATGGACTCAAGCAGGTTGAGTCATACCAGTCTTGGTATGCACAATCTGGTTGGCAAATTGCTACGCTGCCTGACGGTCGTCCTGGCATTGAATGGGATGCAAGTGTGTTTTTCGGAGGCACACCTGTACGCTTCGTCATTGATGTGATATATCAAGTAGGGGAAGACTTGGTTATCGTAGATTTCAAGACAGGTGCTAGGACACCGTTCGGTATGATTCAGGCTGGTTTGTATGCCAGTGGTATCGAGCGTATGTTTGGGATTCGCCCCAAGTGGGGAGCCTTCTTTATGACTAGGCAAGGCAAGCTTGATGACCTATTCGACCTATCACATTTGAGTATGGATTATTTTGATTACGTATTTAGCTCAATGAATCATTCGGTTTTACAAGGGTGGTTCCCACCATCGGTTGGAGAAAACTGTAAGATGTGTTCATTCCAAGAGAAATGCCCAGCCATGGGCTCAAAAGATTTCCCTCTACAAATACCTACAAGGGGAAAGAAAGGAAAGTAGATGACTGAATCTACGTTCTCATATACTGGCAAGCTCAATGGACAGGATTTGTTTACCGTCCGAGGTAACTCTGTCGCTGAGTTTATTGCCAATCTCCAACACGCATCGCAAGCAATCGCAACAGCGAGTGACTTGCAAATGCAGTTGCTAAGTCGCACTGGTCAATCCAGTATGGACAAAGCAATCACTGCACTGCAAGATGCTGGATTAAATCCAACATCTGCACCACAATCAATCGAAGTCGTAAAAGATAAATACGGCAACGAGTGGACATATGGACATCCAGATGCTCCAGACCTACCAGATGGTCGTGGCAAATATGCTAAGAAGAAGGGCATATCAAAGGCAGGTAAGGCTTACGTTGGTTGGTTTGACCCAGCCAAGGGACCGAAGCCGTTCCAGCCAGGTGCTACTGAAGCAGAAACTATCTGGGCTAAAAGCTAACAATGCGTTCACTACTGCAAGTAGTTGGTGTGGAGTCACCTGCTGGTAAGCAATTACCAGAGGTGCTCCCTCTTCTTACTGCCAATCAAGTATCCTTTCGACAGGCACAACTGCATCTAATAGCAGGACAGCCTGGTGGCGGTAAGACCCTACTTGCATTGTGGTATGCAATAGCCTCTAAGGTTCCAGCTTTATATATCTCAGCCGACTCTGATTCAAGAACAATAGCAACTCGTGCAGGTGCAATCATTATGAACAGAGAAGTATCTGACGTTGAGAGAATAATGGATACCGAGGCAAGCGTTCTATTAGAGGATGCCTTAGCCGAAGGTGCGGGACATGTTCGATTTGCATTCGACCCAGCTCCCTCGTTACAAGATATCGAGGAAGAAGTCGAAGCTTGGATTGAACTGCACGGTTCTGCACCTACGGCAGTCTATGTAGATAACCTTATGAATGTCGCTGCAGCCAGCGACAATGAATGGACAGCGTTACGCGACGCTATGTCCGCCTTTCATTACATGGCTCGTGAATATGAAACTGCCTTCATCGTTCTTCACCACGTGTCGGAGAACGAGAAGATGTCTAAGCCAAACTACCCAGCGCCACGTAAGGCTCTGATGGGCAAGGTTGCTGCCCTACCAGAACTGGTCTTATCTGTGGCGCTGGATAGCACTGCTAATGCCTATCGGATTGCAGTAGTAAAGAACCGCCATGGCAAAGCAGACCCTAACGCTGAAGAGTATCTCACGCTTGCAGCTGAAGCTAGCAAGATGATTCTCTACAACTCATCCGCTGAACTGTTTAGAGCACGAACGTTAGGTCAGTGGAAATGATTGTTCATCTAACTGAAGATGAAACGATGGATGCCTTGCGGTTTATCCACAGGGTAAGAGAAAATAAAAAACAATTTCAGGTGGTGGATAAAAAGTTTGATAAGAATAATTCGTCGTATTCGGTTAATCTTATGGGGCGCTTGGGTGAAGTGGCATGTGCTCGCATACTTGGGTGTCCACTGGACGAAACGATTTCGCCATCTGGGGATAACGGACACGACCTCTTTACTGTATTGGGAAAAACTATACAGGTTAAGACTTCTTCCTTAGCCACACTGATATTTAATTCGTCAGAACTATTTGTATCTGACATCGCGGTTCTCGTCCAGTTCTTTGGTGATAAACAATTGCCTCATGTCGAAAGTTATTTCGATATAAAAGGATGGATAACACGAGAAGAATTCCTTGCCAAACATAGTCTATATGATTATGGTTATGGCACTCGGTTGGTAATGGATGCCAACGATTTGAATAAGATTGAGGAATTACTCAATGCAATTACCAGACTTAACCAAGGGGTTATGTAGAGAAATAGGTGTCGAATTTTTTTTCCCAGAAGATAAGGGAAGCGGGGTCGACATATATAGCTTTGCTCGTAAGATATGTGAAGGGTGCGTGGTTAAGATTGAATGTCTTGAATGGGCGGTACGCCACGAGAGTCATGGAATGTGGGGAGGTAAGACCCCAGTGGAAAGAAAATTAATCCGCAGGAAAAGAAATATAATACTCGAAGAGATACTAACAAAGGACTACGTATGAAAAAATTTTGGTCAATACAATTAGGTTCATTTAGTGCAGGCTATAGTGTTACTAGGTTTGGAGTTGGAATAAGTATAGATAGGTTTAGTTTGAATATAGACTTAGCTATCTTTTGGTTTAGCATTGAGTGGTAAATGTCAACGCCATCCAAACGCAAAGGCTCACAATACGAACGTGATGTAGTCAAGTGGCTTGTCAGCATGGGCTATCCATGTGCTGAGCGAGCTTATGGTGCGGGTCGGCATGATGATGTCGGTGATATAGACGGCATTGATGGTGTTGTAATAGAATGTAAGAATGAAAAACGAATAGATATCCCTGGCTATCTCAGAGAACTACAAGATGAGATGACACATGCGGATGCAGAAACAGGAGTTGTGCTAATTAAAAAGCGTGGCACATCTAATATCTCAGAGTCGTATGCAGTAATGCCTGCGGAACTCTGGGTGAATCTGCTTAAACAGGCAGGTTACAATGGACATCAGTGAAGCTGTGACAGAGCTCCATAAAATGAAAAGAGGTAACTATGCGGTTAGCAATAACGACCTTGCTGTTCTCCTTGATACAATTAGTATCACCGAGTTCGGCGCTAACGCCACTAATAACATACGAGAAACAATTGTCGGTAGTCACCGACAAGAGGGAACGTGTGAAGCTGACGTTACTGCAGGTCACAACCGATACGAAAGAGGTTCAGTGTGCGCTGAAGATTGCGTACAAGGAGAGCCGATACAACGTAGACTCGCTCAACAAATCGAGTGGAGCACGTGGAGTATGGCAGTTACTATGGGGAAAACCCAATTGGTCATTACTCAAACAGACAGAAGAAGCACACAAGTATGTGCTACATCGATATGAAACTTGGTGCGATGCGTACAGGTTCCACCAGGAAAGGAACTGGTATTAGGCAATGAATCAGACAGAGTTCCTTGAGGCAGTGTTTCGTCACTATGGATTAGACCTACCGTTAGGTGGGGACAAATCAATCCATTGTCCTGTACATGACGACTCACATAAGTCTGCCTCGGTTAACTCTGACAAGGGTGTCTGGGTATGTTATGCGTGTAACGGACGTGGCGCTGGCATACAGATTGTCATGGCTCGTGAGAACCTGACATACTCAGATGCTCGTAAATGGGCAGAGAAGAACATAGGTAAGGAGTCGAAGAGCCAAGCTCCGAAGCGTGGACGTAAGTCCAGCAGTCGTTGGACTCCACCTAGATTGAGAGCATTACGTTGACAACTATCCTTGGTATACAAGAACATGATGGCTGCATCATTGCAGTGGATAGTAGAACCACTACTGAAAAAGGTAGACCATACTCACATCCGATTACAACTAAGATTACTAAACGTGGCAAGTTCCTTATCGCTGGTGCTGGTACTACTCAGCCATGCGACATCGTCCAACATATATGGAAGCCACCTGCTATACCAGCCAACGTCAAAGATGTTTACCACTTCATGATTACAACTGTCATACCAAGCATGCGTGAATGTTTACGTGATAACGGATTCGTTCATGATGAGAAGGCAGACGAATACGAGTTTCTTTTTTTAATGGCTGTGAACGGAACCATCTACGAGATAGATGATACGTACTCAGTCTTCCTACGCGATGATGGCATCTATGGCTTGGGCTCTGGGTCTGCCTATGCCATAGGTGCTGTCGCTTCTGGTGCTAACTGGAAGAAAGCAATGCAGATTGCAGCTAAGAATGATGTGTATACTGCACCTCCTTTCTCGGTACATAGACAGGAGAAGAAGTGAAACCTAATCAGAAACTTATAGACCTTTGGACTAAGGCTGCCCAGAGCTATCATAAAAATTTAATTGGTTCTCCTGCTGAGGCATACCTAGTTAAGCGTGGGATTTTAGACGGAGCTGAGAAGTTTATGCTTGGTTATGTTATTGACCCAGCCCCTGGTCATGAGGACAGACTCAGGCATCACCTCTCCATCCCATACATAACCGAGGCTGGTGTGGTCGGGTTTAAGTTTCGTAGGGTAGACGACGGTGACCCTAAGTACATGATACCTACTGGTCAGAAGCACCATCTATACAATGTCAATGCTATCCTTCATGCTGTACACGAAGTTCTAATAGTAGAGGGAGAGATTGATGCGATTAGTTCTACTCTTGCTGGGCATCCTGCTGTCGCTGTGGCTGGTGTTAATGCTTGGAAGCCTTATTTTAGCCGTTGTTTTGACGGGATTGGTCGCGTTGTTATAGCTACTGATAACGATGTTAAGGAAGATGGAACCAACCCAGGGCAGGAACTAGCCCGTAGATTACAAGATGCAATACCTCAAGCTATCCGCGTGTCGCTACCGCCTGGTAGCGATATCAATAGTATAATTGCAGACCAAGGAGCTCAAGCGTTAACTAAATTAATTAGCGCATTAGATGAATAGGGGCTCCGTGTCAGAAGAAACAACTATCCTCCAGTTTGAAGAGGATGCACAAAAAATTTATGATGAGCTATTAGCAATTCTGGTTAAGAAACAAATCGACTATGGTCCATACAACATCTGGCATGCGCCAGGTGGCGCAACCAATGGGCTGATGGTACGTATGTCCGACAAGTTAGAGCGGTTGAAGAACCTGATATATAAAAAGGTTACACCGAATAATGAATCCTTAGAAGATTCATTCGTTGACTTGGCGAACTATGCAATCATCGCACTAATGGTACAGCGTGGAGTGTGGGCTAAATATGCCGAGAAACAGAAATAAAACTTACGAAGAGCAACGTATCTCTCGCATCCGTATGTACGGAATTAGCGTGGAAGAATACGAACAGATGCTTGCTTCTCAAAAAGGTGGCTGTTATATCTGTGGAAAATTACCCGAAGATAAGAGAGCTCTTGATATAGACCACGACCACAAGACTGGCAAGGTGCGTGGCTTACTCTGTTCTAATCACAACCGTGCGCTAGGTCTTATGGAAGATAACCCAGACTTACTTCTTAAGTCTGTAGAATATTTGGTGAAGTCGCATGGTTGACATCGCACGTGAAGATAAGATTTGGGAAATCGTTAACGAGATAACAAGCTCGATTGCTTGGGGCTTATCAAAGAAGTATCACAGGTTTGCTGAGTTTGAAGATATCAAACAAGCAATGAATGAATATGCCTGGAAAAGAAAAGATAAAGTATCTGAGTATCTCTTACGAGATAATGAAGTCGAACGGAAGATGGGATACAAAGCTTTCTCCACCTTCATGCGTAGAGCAGGCGAGCGATACGCTCGCAAGGAGAAAGCTCGTGCGCTTGGGTATGAACTAGGCGATGAATACTTCTATCGTTTGGTTATGATTGAAACCCTGATTAAAGTTCTTGGTTCCGAAGATGCACAACTAACTAACCAAGTGATGGACCCAGACATACATGGAGGCAGGGCTAAGAAGCAAGCAAGTGAAGGTAACAATTTGTTGGCTATGCTTTCTGATGTAGACAGAGCTATGAAGAAGTTAGATTTGAGAACACATAGCATTCTTAATTCTAAATATTCCTCTGACCTATCTCTTGCGGAGATAGCCAAGGAGTGGGACATATCCCCACAAAGAGTAGAACAAATAATAAACAAAGGACTAAGAGATATAACTGAGTATCTCGGAGGAGCTACACCATACTGATGAAGAAAAAACCTTTTTGGAAAACAACTAACCCTAAGAAGAAGTCAACTCCACTTACACCTGAACAGAAGGCAGCAGCAAGAGCTCGCGCCAAGGCAGCAGGTCGTCCATACCCAAACCTTATTGACAACGCTGCGGTTGCAAGAAAAAAGAAAAAGTAATGGGCAAGTCAGGCAATCCCTCCAAGCGAGTGGAACAAGTGAAGGCTGTTAATAGCCCATCGAATGACCAGATAATGGTTTGCTGGTGCGACAACGGAACAGTCGATGGCAAGTTTATGGAAGGTGTTGTCTACACGTTGCTAACTGCAGGGCTACCTATTACTAGCGCACAACGTGTGCAAGGTAATCAGATAGGAAGACAACGCCAGACTGCATTCGATACCTGGCATAAGAAGACTAACTTTGATTGGTTACTCTGGGTTGATAGCGATATCGTTCTTACGAACGAAGCTTTACAGTTGGTATGGAAGTCTGCTCATAAGGTTGAGCGACCTGTTGTTAGCGGAACTTACTTTATCTCCAAGCAGATGGAGAGTTCAATCATGCAGCCATACCCTGCAGTATTCATGGCACACGAGGATGACAAGTATCTAATGTCATACGTCCACCCTCTGCCATTCAACCAGTTGTTGAAGGTTGATTACGCTGGGTTTGGATTCCTTCTGATGCATAGGTCAGTGGCTGACAAGATGCGGGAGTTTCATGGTGACATCTCATTCTTTATTGAGTCGATGGATGATGCTAACTCTGATAAGGATACGTTTATTGGTGAGGACATCCAGTTCTTTATGAAGATGAGAGAGGCTGGCATTCCACTTCATGCACATACTGGTGCAACAGTAAAGCACATGAAGAGATTTGCATTCGATGAAGAGTTCTATAAATTGTATTGGGCTACGATGCTAAACAGTATGCAAGCGCAGGCGCGTAATGAAAAAAAGGCGGAGGGATAAACCCTCCGCCTTTAGTTGTTTACTTTCGAGAAAGTTCTGAGAAGAACTTACGTCTTACTTCATCTGCGTTAGTGCATAGCTGATACATGTCAGCTTCACCGTCACGCTTGCCTCGATGGTAGCCGATGGCTACGCCAAGGACTAGCGCTAACAATGTCATAAGCATTACTTACCTCCAATCCTTTCCAAAAATTTTTCTGGTAGTTCTAAGCGACAGACCACTGCCTTACCTCCCCCATCAGGGGAGGCAAGGTGTGATGCGAACTTCTGTGCTTGGAGTTTAGTATTGAACTCACCCCACGCTTGGACTGGAGCCCACTTCGCTAGCTGTGCTACGAGCACGTAAGAATCACGCTTACCTCTGGATACATCCAGAGCCTCGATGATTTCCTCCGCTAGTTCCGTAGCACTTTCGGAGTTAGTGTTGTCAGGGTCAAGCAAGTTGGCAACCAACTTGATTTCAGTCGGGCGTGGTCGTGACATCAATACCCTTTCATACATTGCACATAGGTCTGGTGTTCAGCCAGTCCCTCACGTGCTTCACTTTCAGTCCGTCGTTCAATCTCTGCGTTGCAATAAGCGCAGATAAGAATGACGCTTGCTAAGTGTATGGTCATGCTTCCTTCCTTTCATTGTGTTCGCGATAGTTAAGTTCGCAGACATCTCCATCTATCTGATGATAGTGGATGTGTGCTCCTGCCATGAACTGGACTTCGTCCATGTCATCGCCTGAGCCAGCAGTGTCATGGTATGCACAATACCAAGACCACCCTGCCTTGGGAAGAACCTTAAGCGTGGCAGTCTTGGTATCAAGCGTGTTCTTATTCCTTAGTTTCCCCATCTTCATCCTCCTCTGGGGCATACAAGATTACATCTGTAATCAGTGCTTCGGTATCGTCATGAAGTGGCTGCTCTATAAGAGCAGGTGTCTTCTTGTCGATTGAGTGTATATGTAGGTAATCAAGCGCCTTGAGTATGTACTGCGCCACCCTTGGGGTGAGTGGCGGTTGGACATACGGCTTGCCTAACTCGTCTAAGTATTTCTGTAGTGGGTTTGTCATGTTACCTCCCTATTAGTTGGACTACATCAAGAGCCTTGCTCTTGAGCTTGTCGTACTTGCCTGAGATTACTCGTTCTGCACGGGTAGCCTCGGACTTGTGTGAGTTCCAGTCTAGGTACTCAACGATTGCTTGGAACGCACCGAACGCAGTTCCTCGGATGTTCTCCTGTGTGCTGCTGTGTTTGTAGATGTTGAACGCTGTGTTCCTTGCATCTGTAACACGATTGTAGGTACGTCTTTCGCCAGTGCTGAGTTTGTTGTATGGTGTCTTCTCGATAGTAGATGGTAGCGTCCACATTCTGCGGAACATTCCTTCTACTTGATAGTCATTGACTGGGTCATTGAGTAACTTGTCAGCGATGGTTTCGTATGACTCGATACCTGTGTAGATTACGCTGAGCATCGTACGCATCTGCTCTACCTGCAGTCTGGCATTGGTCGTATGTTGCAAGGAATACTTGCAATCCTTACGGAAGATGCCACTGATTTGGTTGGAGCAGAAGAGTCGGTTGACTACTGGCGTTACACCTAGTGAGCATGAACCATCGTGTGATGTTCGAGCTAGTAGGTATGCAGCATGTGGGTCGCTAGCAATCTTGACCTCTCTTGGTAACTCCAAGAGCATCCAGACTTGAGCACCGCCACGCAGTTCACCTGCGTTGGCGTATCGTGCTTCACCTGAATCAACTAGTGCATCCAGTGCGGAGAACATCTCTCCATTCTGGAACACCTTGTATCGTGTGCCGACAGTGCCGAGCGCTGCCTGCTCACCATCCTTGTTGGTACGGATAGTAGCGAACCTGTCTGGAACCTTGAGTCTACTGACTCCATTGTCACTGACTGCTAGTGCTTCTAGTTCAGCCAGTGATACGTGCCAGTCCAGACCAGCCTGTTGTGCTGCATCCTGTGCGGATGTAGCGGTTACTGCGGAGCCAGCGATATTTGCTGACATTCTGCGTGTTGTTGTCATGTATTTCCTTTCGTTAGTTGGTTGGTTGGTTGGGAGAGTATTATCTCACGAGCGACCAGCGAAGTCAACAATCGCCTGTGAGAGTTGGTCATGATAATGACCCATGCTTGTGGCTAGCTTGCCTGAGTCCGTCCAGTAAGCCCACCATGTTACGTATGGGTGGTGCTTAGACTGGGCGAACAGGCATAGGACAATCCAGCCTTCGCCGAATGTCGGCTTGATATCGATGATGGTTGCGCCATTGGCGCAGACATCACCTACTTTCGGGACGGATACGATTGTGTCTGTCATGCTACGTCCTCCTCTTCTTCTTCGATATCTGGGCAACCATCAGATGGGCAGTTGTCTACCTCTTCGGTTACCTCGTTGGTTTCTTTTGCTTTCGTGCTGACTACGCCGTAATACTGAATCTGAGCGCCACTGTCTGCGCTCCAATTTGAGTAAGCGTATTCCTCTGCTTCTTCTCTTGAGTCAGCGTGAACTTCTCCACTGAACTCGACTATAACTGTTACATCATAGTGTGCCATTGTCTTGCCTCCTTTGGTCGGGTTGGTTATATCTTTGCACATCTAAAGATGTGCTAATTGATGCGGACACGAACGTTGTGTCACGTCCACATGGACATTTGAGTTTCGTAATTCCTGAAGGGAATCCGAACCCATCTGATGTAGTTACTTCGAACATAGCATCACATTCATCTGGGTCACAGACGAATGTGTATTTGGATGTGACTAGTTCGCTCATGCCTCATCACCATCTGTGCGAGTAGCAAGTTTGTTATCGATGAGGTATTCGCGGACTAGTTCATCGGTGGTTTCGTAATCGATACCGAAGAAGTGGTTGCCCATATCTACATACCAGTTGTCCTTGACCATGCGGTCGAAGGCTTCTTCACGTGTAGATGTGAGCACTATGTCCCAGTCATCTGGTCGTGAGTAGTAACTGTCGAGTGCCTGCCAGATAGCAAGGTCTTGCATACCTGGGCGGTGGTATTGGTTTGTGTAATTAGACAGCGTGGTTTCTACTTGCGTTATTAAGAATGATGCTTCCATACTTACTCCTATCTCTTTGAGATACTGAATCGAATGTCGGACTTACCATCTATACATAGACGGCATACCGCACAGGCTCCACCCTTTTCGGAGATGAGTGGGATGCGCTTGAGTTGTTCGGGACATGCAGCAGCAGGCTTGCCTGTCATTGCTAGCATGGCTTGCTTGGCATCACCAAAGGTGTTGCCTAAGTATGCAACCTTCACACCTTGCGGTGCGAACTCCCAGTTCTCTGCATCTGCAGAGTAATACAGCGAGAGGTTGGGAATGTTACGTAACGCACGAGCTGCGTCAGGGTTGCGTGTATACACCCAGAACTGGATGTCTGGATTATTTTCTATTGCTATCTTCCATGCCCATGTGTAATCGGCGTTGAAGAAGTCGCCGTCCCAGTGGATACGGAATAGTTTCTCGATACCTTTGGTATCGCATTCAGTTTTGAATTCGATAAGCATGGTGTCGAGCATTGCCCACATGTCATACTTGTTAGCGTTGCGAAGTGCATTCCAGTTGTGAAGTAAGACTTCACGAACTGAGGTATACATCTTCTCTAACTTACCTGCGTAGCAAATCTTCTCGCAGATACTAGTTGCATAAGGGCATGAGTATTGCTTGCCACTTGGCAGACCGAACGTGTTAGCAATTGCTGACCGCTTACCATTCGGTGTTGCTAGGTTGGTTACCTTGCGGTCATTAGACCGCTTGAGTTTCGTCATGATTTCCCTTCGTCTATCAGTGCCTGTTGCTTGCGTTTGGCTTCAGCCCGAAGGCTCACGGCTTTAGCGAACAAACCATGAGCCAAGTCTTCTGCATCGTTAGCCAATGCATACAACTCTTCTACTGTCTTGTCTTCATACATCGCTTCTCCTTTCGGTTGGTTGGCTATTCATAAGCACATCTTTGATGTGCTAAAAGAACACGCGCTATCTATGAATCGCGCCGTGCTCTAGCATGTCGTCGCTGGTGCGAGGGTCGTCAAGCAGACCACTGGCTAGGTTTTCTACGTCATCTGGTATGCCGTCTGGTTCATCATCAGCCGACACCTCCGTGCCATCAGGCAGTATGTATCGCGCTTCGATGTCCACGACTTGTCGTGTTCCATCTTCATACTCTTCGAGTTCACCCCATAGGTGAACACCCCACTCAACACCATCAACTGTTATCCAGTTGTATAGAGTCACGTCTGTCATAGCCATGCCTCCAAGTGATGGCTCTGAACTATTGCCCACGCAGGGGCTGTCAACTTGCCACGCCACTTCACTCCCTCTGGGAGTTTTATTTTCTTGTAGTAATCCTCATCACTGCATGCATAGATGGCTTCGATACATGGTTCCACCATGGTAAGTGGAACTGGGGGATAGTGATTGCTTCGCAATTGGATTGCGATTGATTGCCGAATGTCAATGACATTCTCGGCTAGGTCTTGCGATAAGTTATTACCCATTGCTTTCCTCCTCTGATTTGATGAGGTCGTCAACCTCTGGTTGTAGTTCGCTAGGCACGAGCTCGACTGTGTATTCATGCTCGGCATAGTTTTGGTCTTGCTCCCAGTCGCCTTCTTCGAAGGCAACATCTATTGCTTTCTCTTTCGAGTCTGCTTCTACCTCTTGGTAGAACATGAACTCGCGCTTCTGCCATACGAGATACTTAGGCATTGGTTTCCTCCTTGTCGATGTAATCGGGATGCCAGAATGAATCCCGAACTTTGCGGTTGAACGCTACTTGTAGCGCTTCTGCTACCTTCTCAGTTATGTCAGTGCATTCCATGCCATAGAGTTGGCTTGCATTTGGGATAGATGGAACGTCATTGTCTTCGGTGTAATCACCGACAACCATGACTCGGTCGCCAGCCCATCGCCCAGACACGCTAGTCAATGGCAGGTCGCCACCTCCAGCGTTAGGGCTAGTCATTACTAGCAGATAGAGAGCGTCTGCCATAGTGCCTTCGAAAGCACCTAGTTGTTCGACTTGCTTTGCGCCTAGCCCTAGTTCGTAGGGATAGACGGCTTCTTTCTTGTCATAATTGACAAGGTGATGGTATTGCCCCATTACTTTTTCTCCTTTGCTAGTTGGTTTTGTGCTTCATCTATTGCCTGCTCTAGTGCGTAATACATATCTTGGAACTCGTAGTTCTCGAAGATGTTAACTGCTTGCGCCCACACCTTTTCGGGGAGCGTTTCAATACCATCTACGCCATACTTTTCCAAGTCCTCTTGCGTATACCAGTTGCCTGCGATTACGCTGTTAGGGTCTAACTCCTGTAGGAGTTTGATTGCTGTTGCTACTATCATGCTGTTGCCTCCTTGTTGTTGTGGTGTTGAAGTGTGTTCATCACTAGATGAATAACACAATCGCAATCTCCGCCGTTCATGTTGTCGATGAAATCGAAGTGCGAATAGTTATCTTCGTATAACTGCTCGATTAGTTCAGGTATGGTTGCCATTAGATTATTCACATCCTTTACAGTCGGGACGGAGGCAATCACCGCATGTGATGACTGCCTCCATCGAGGTTTGGTCTGGGCTACTCACGAACTGTGGTTTCCCAGTGTTTGTCTATATCAGCAGACCTTTGGTCTGCTATCAAGAGATGCCTGCGCCATTCTGTGTCGCGTCGCATCATGCCAGCGAGAGCCCCGATTCCGAGGCACATTCCTGTATAACAGAGGAACAGGATGGATAGGATTAGGTCATTGCTCATTAGCGTGAACCTCCTTTCAGTGTTAGGTATGCGTTTGGTTCAACCTTGAGCACGGCTGCGAGAACCTTGTCAAAGTTTGGGTATTGCCCCATTGCTGATAGAATCTGCTCAATCTTCTTCGAAGATTTGGCAGTGTTGGTAGTGATACGAACCTTGGCGAAGACGCGCTTGTCGTCTGCCTTGGAGATGTGAACAGTGCCGTTTTTCACGACACCGCTTAGGGTTTCGGTTGCTACTTTTCTCATGGTGGTTCCTTTCTGCCTCTCGGAGTTTCCGTTTCGGCGACACTTATCTAAGCAAATCTTTGATTTGCTATTCAATGAAAAGAAATACATACGTGCGAGCTATCAATAGCCCATCTGCGACCTACGTATAGCCCATCCGTCATGTGCCTATTACACATGTCGCGTGTATGTCATGTCATGTGTTTCGTATGTCATGTGTCATGTCATGTGTAATCATGTGAAGACACGCCGTAATCACGCTCAGCCATCGGGCTGAATTTGACAATGTGGGGCAGTTCATGGGATAATTCTCCTCGTTGCTGAATGGTTCAGCGACAGAGAGGCAGTTATGAAGGAAACCTTTTGGGACTCTCACGACCTACTCGTGAACGTGTCAGATGAGATTCAAGCAGTTAAGCAAGCGTATGGAATTCCCCACCTCGACCACGTGCCTGATTTCGAACTTACGCCATCGCGTATGGCTGGGCATGGGGACTTGGTTAAGTTGAAGAATGGTTCAGTCGGTATCGTGCTTGATGTCGCGGACGAATACGGGCAGACAGTGCTCGCGATAGTGGTAAACAGTGGACGGATTATCACTAAGCGCGTTAGGTAGATAGTCGACTCACGCACGTGCGTCATTAGCATACAATGGTGCATTTTGTCAAGTTGAGCGTGGATTTTCGTGGGGCAGGGGGCGACCTCTGCCCCTTTTTTTGTGCTCGCGCCCTAGGCTACCCCACCCTTTTTAACTCACGCCCCCCCCTATCCCCCCACTATCAACCAAAATATTTTCACCAGAAAACCAGCTCTGACCAGCACTTTTGTTATACCAAGAAAAAAAGTTTGATTTGCCTCTTGAAACACGCCGAAGCTCTAGCCCCCTATATAAGTGTAACGGCTGAGTTCCACGAAGCCGTAGAAGGCAGGCTTTCTGCCTGCCTAATAAAACCTTTAAGCTTTGGTGGGGATACCTTTGTCTATCCCCCTGTAGACCTCTACAGGTACAGGAGATGACTTGGAAAGAAATTTAACCCCCGAAGAAGCCAGGAAAGAACTAATAGACCAGGTCCGCCAAGGGCGGACTATTACCGATGCATTAAAGGTTATTGGTCGTTCTCGTTCTTGGTATGACACTCAACGCCGAGAAGCCGAAGGCTTCTCTGCTTATATAGATAATGCTCGGTTAAGAACCTCTGACCTGGCTGATGAAGCTCGCTCTGGTCTAAACGACTTCGCGAGCTTTTCTGAGAAATACCTGGGAGCTAAAGTCTGGGACCACATGCTTAACGTGGTCGATATGTTGGAAGGTAAGGAACCCCGCTGGATACACCCAGCGATGACTTACGAAAAAGGGTCGGCGGGTTTGTCCCGCCTCTTGGTAAATGTTCCACCAAACCATGCCAAGACCATGACCATCACGATTAACTACGTTACCTATCGCGTAGTTAAAAATCCCAACATCAATGTCATCGTTATTTCTAAAACCCAAGAGCAGGCAAAGAAGTTTCTCTACGCTATCAAGCAACGCCTGACCCATCCTCGCTACGCTGACCTACAAGCAGGCTTTGGTCCTACCGATGGGTATAAAGCTACCGCCGACATGTGGTCGGCAAATAAAGTTTATCTGGGAGCGGATGTCCGCGAGTCAGATGCCAAAGACCCAACCATTGAAGCTATCGGTATGGGCGGTCAAGTCTACGGAGCACGTGCTGATTTAATCGTACTTGACGACGTTGTTACGTTATCCAACTCAGCAGAGTGGGCGAAGCAACAGGAGTGGATTCGCCAAGAAGTTGCCAGCCGTCTTCCACCAGGTGGAGGGCAGCTTCTTGTCGTTGGTACTCGCGTTTCAGCAGTCGACCTATATAAAGAACTACGAAACCCACAACATTACACGGACGGAATCGTACCGTGGTCATACTTGTCCATGCCTGCCGTATTAGAATACGCAGATGACCCAAAGGATTGGAAAACTCTTTGGGCTAAATCAGAGCAACCTCTCGTTGAGGATGATATCCCAGACGAGAATGGAAACTTTGACCGATGGACAGGACCGCGTCTAACCGCGGTCCGTAATGAGGCTGGTCCATCCAAATGGTCTTTGGTCTACCAGAACCTCGATATAGCAGAGAATGCAATCTTCGACCCGATGTGCGTCAGAGGCGCAGTAAACGGAATGAGAAAATCGGGTGCGCTGGTTGCAGGCGCTGCTGGTCATCCAGATTCACCGCAGAACTTCTATCGAGTTATCGGTATTGACCCTGCCATGTCTGGTGATACCGCAGCAGTAGCTTATGCAGTCGACCGCAGAACACAAAAGCGCTATGTCATGGACGTTTACGTCATGAGCAGCCCCACACCTGCAGCGATTCGCTCTCTAATTCGAGAATGGACAGATGCTTACAAGCCTCA